ACACAACAAATTTAAACTTAACAAAACCCGAAGTCGGTGCATCTACTGATACCTGGGGCGGAAAATTAAACACCGACCTCGATACTTTAGATGGTCTTTTTGCTAGTGCAGGAAACGGAACAAGTGTGGGCCTCAATGTTGGCTCTGGTAAAACTTTAACAGTTGGTGGTACTTTAACCTCAACTGGATCAGCTAGTTTTACAACCATTGATGTTAATGGTGGTGCAATTGATGGTGCACCCATTGGTGCTAACTCAGCATCAACTGGAGTCTTTACAGTCGCAACTGCATCAACTTCAGCAAAAATTACACAAGTTGCAATTACCTCAAGCTCTAACGCAGTAGCTTGGGATGCATCTGCCGCAGCAAACGCTTATCATGCAACCACAGAAAATACGACTTTCTCAGCACCATCTAACGCTGTAGAAGGAGCAATTATTTCTGTAGAGATAGCACAAGGCGGCACACCTTACACAGTGGCTTGGAATACAGTGTTTGAATTTGCAGCATCAACTGCACCCACTGTAACAGCCGCAGCCAACAAGACTGACATCTTTAGCTTTAGATACAATGGCTCAGTCTGGCAAGAAATTGGTAGAGTTCAAAACCTAGCACAAACCTAATATGGAAACGCTACAGCGTACAGCAAATAGAGGAAGCATATCTACTGGATTTGATATTGATAACTCTTTGAAGTTAGAGCAAGACAATTCTGAATATTTAAAGGCAACTAATACTTTTGCTTATACAACTCCAACAAGCTTAACAACTGGTACATTTTCTTGTTGGGTTAAAAGAACTGAAATTGGAGCTGGTGGTTATCAAGCTTCTGTATTTGTTTCAGGTAGCTCGGCTAGATATGCAGTCTTATACTTTGAAAACGACCAAATTAAAATTTATTCAGGCGATAGTTCTTTTAATAGCACTTATCCTTTAACAAATGCAGTATTTAGAGATACTTCTGCTTGGTATCATATTGTATTAAGATTTGACTCTACTGATAGCACAGCAGCCAACAGATTAAGATTATATGTAAATGGCGAAGAACAAACTTGGTCTACAGCACCAAATATAACTCAAGATGGTCATATAACTTTTGCAGCTATTGGGGGTCCGACATGGCATGCTTGGGGTCAAAATTATGGCTACTTTAGTCCTACAAACTTTTTTTCAGGCTATTTAGCAGAAGCACAATATATAGATGGTCAAGCATTAGCACCAACAGAGTTTGGTGAAACAGATAGTGATTCAGGTATTTGGAAACCTAAAGAATATGACGGAACTTATGGTAACGCTGGTTACTATTTAGACTTTGAAGATTCATCAAATTTAGGTAATGATGTATCAGGTAACGGATTTGATTTTGATTTAACAAACATCACAGCAGCCGACCAAGCAACTGACACACCTACTAATAATTTTGCAACTTGGAATGTTAATTATAATTATACAAATTCTAACGGAAATCCAACTATCACAGAAGGTGCAACAAAAACAGCAGAATCTTCTGGTGGATGGACACAAGCCAAAGCAACTATGGGAGTTACTTCTGGCAAGTGGTATTGGGAATATAAAATGGGGGGTTCTATAAGTTTTATGGGTGTACAAGACGATACAGCTTCTCAAACTGCTTTTAGTGGTCAATATTCTTTGCTTTTATATAACGGAGATAACACAGTAGAAATAAATGACACAGGTAGTAACAGAGACGATACAACTTTAAGCTACACATTTTCAACTTCTAATATTTATGCAGTTGCTTTAAATATGGATGATAATGAAATTAGCTATTATCAAAACGGAAGTATTATAGGAAGTGCTATAAGTTTAGATGGGTTGGCTGATAGACTTTTGCTGCCCTATATAGGCACTCACAGTTCAACCAATGAAACAAACTTTGGCGGTTACACAACTATGTCAATCTCAAGTGCAGCTTCAGACGAAAACGGTTATGGAAACTTTGAATACGCACCCCCATCAGGCTATTACGCCTTATGCACTAAAAACTTAGCGGAGTACGGATAATGGCTTATACAAATATAGACAATCCAGATGAACATTTCCAAATAACTCTTTACACAGGAGATGGTTCTACTAGTAGGGATATTACAAATACAGGCGATTTTGATTTAAAACCAGACATTTTATGGATAAAAAATAGAAGTGCAGCAGATAGCTATATTTGGGCTAACAGCAGTTGGAGAACAGATGGGGGGGATATAAGTGCTTCATTATATTTTATGACTGATTCAAACTCTCTAAGGCAATACGATACAACGACTGCAAAAACTTTTAACACAGATGGATTTACAATTGGAGAAAACGCTGCAATAAACACAAACGCTGAAAATTATGTTGCTTGGCAATGGAAGTTACAAGAAGGCTCTCTTACCACAAATACTGATGGAGATGAAAATACATCTGTACAAGTGAATAGTGATGCAAAAATTTCTAGTGGTACATATGTAGGAACTGGAACTGCCAATACTTCTTTTGGACATGGTTTAGGAGTTAAGCCAGATTTTATTTTTATACGATCTTATTCAAGGTCAGAAAATAGTCAGGTATATATGAATGGTGCTGAAACAACAAATGGTGGCACAATGAAACTAGATTCAACTAGTGCTGTAAACGACAATCAAGTTCTTTTTTACTCACAACCAACTGCAAGTGTGTTTTCTGTTGGAACAAATTTTGAAGTAAATCAAAGTAATGGTAAGTATGTTTTTTGGGCTATGGCTAATGTTCAAGGATTTTCAAAAAGTGGTAAGTATGTCGGTAATGGAAATGCAGATGGTCCGTTTGTTTATACAGGTTTTAAACCTGCTTGGTTATTAGTAAAATCCACAGGAGTTAGAAATTGGTTATTGTATGATAATAAAAGAGGTTCATTTAATCTAAATGATGAATATTTTTACACTAACAGCAATGCTGAAGAATCTACATCTGTTTCAAGTGGATATGATTTCTTAAGCAATGGATTTAAGGTAAGAAACACCTATGGAGATGGCAACACCAGTGGTGAAACATATGCATATCTAGCATTTGCAGAGAACCCTTTTACCACCTCAAGTGGTATACCAACAACAGCAAGATAATATATAATAGGAATTAATATGTGGGCATTAGTAGAAAACAATCAAGTAACTCAGGTTTATACCAGACCTAAAGCAATAACCATTGGGGATGTATCTTATCCACAAAATATCTTTATGCTTTGGTCTAGCGATGAACTTGAAGCAATAGGCATTTATTCAGTGGTTGTTGATAACGACAACTTTAAAAATCCATCTTATTACATCAACACCAATCAATCTTTTGATTTTGCTAACGATGTGGTAACTGCATCTTATGGTACAGCCACACCTAAACAATTAGACGATACAACTGATTCTGATACTGGTGATGTAACTCATGGTCTCAAATGGAATCACAATCAAGTGATTATCAATCAAGCCTATGGTTTGCTTCAGCCTAACGATTGGTATGTGGTCAGAGAGACTGAAGCTGGTACAGCTATTCCTGCTGATTGGTCTACTTTTAGAACTGATGTCAGAAGCACAGCAGCAGATATGCAAAGCAAAATTGATGCTTGTACCACAGTCGATGAGTTAGCAGCCTTGTATGAATACAACGATGCTGAACCACCTGTCAGACCATTAGGAGAATGGCCAACACCTCCATCTAGTTAATGACTAATAAAGCGAGGTCTTATACAATAAGGCTATGGCATTATTTCCAATAACACCCCCCGCAGGAATCGTAACCAATGGCACAGACTACGCCAATAAAGGGCGTTGGGTCGATGGTGATTTGGTGCGTTTTGAAAACGGATATCTAAAACCTATTGGCGGGTGGGAAAAACTCAAAGCAACAGCATTAGACGGAGCTATCATAGGTCTTTATGGTTATAAAGATAATGCTGGTAACAATGTTTTAGGAGTCGGTACAAGAGAAAAAGTATATGTCTTGTATGACAATACTTGGACAGACATCACACCAGTAGGCTTTGTTAATGATGCTAGTGATGATCCATTAGGCTTTGGTGCATATCATTATGGTGAAGAAGACTATGGTGATGCCAGGAGTCAATCTGGTCTAGTTTTACAAGCTGGTTATTTTTCTTTTGACAACTGGGGTGAAGATTTAGTCTTTACTTTTTCTAAAGATGGCAAGATCTACAAATGGCAACCAGACTCTTCAGGTGGCTCACCTGATACTATTGCAACAGTTGTAACCAACGCACCTACAGGCAACTTATCAACCTTAGTCACCAATGAAAGACATTTGGTGGCTATAGGCTCGTCAGATGACCCCAGGAAGGTTGCTTGGTCAAACAGGGAAGATCGTAACAACTGGACATCGAAGGCTACAAATACAGCAGGAGACTTACAAATACCTACAGGCGGAAGAGCCTTGTTTGGTGTTAAATACAGATCTGATGTTATCATTTTTAGTGATACTGGTATAAGCAGAATGTTTTATGCTGGTTCACCATTTGTTTATGGTATTGCAGATGCAGGTACTAACTGTAAAACAGTCAGCAG